GTGAGAGCCGGCTGAACGGCAAGAGCCGTGAAGCGGTGGAGACCAATGAAAAGATAGAGAGGCTGCTGCTTGCCGTACACTCGGCCTTCAATTCCCTCATGGAAAGGAAAAAGGATTTCGATGCCGCCGCGGTCAGGGACATGTTCCAGGGTAACGCGGGCATGCAGATGACCCTGCTCAAACTTCTCGACCGGCACAACGAGGAGATGAAGGCCCGTGTGGGCGTGGACCGTGCGCCGACGACAATGTCGACCTACGTGTACACCCGGCGCACCCTTGCCGAATTCATCAAAACGGAATTCAAGGTCTCGGACCTCGCCTTCGGACAGCTCAACGAGCAGTTCATCCGTGACTATCAGGATTTCTGCCTGGAAAAGAAGAAACTGGCGATGGAGACGGTGCGCCATTACCTGTCCATCCTGAAAAAGATCTGCCGCATCGCCTACAAGGAAGGGCACTCGGAGAAATATCATTTCTGCCACTTCAAGCTGCCCAAGCAGAAGGAGACAACACCGAAAGCACTCAGCCGTGAGAATTTCGAGAAGCTGCGTGATCTGGAGATACCAGAAAAACGCAGGTCACATGTCATCACCCGGGATCTCTTCCTCTTCGCCTGTTACACCGGTACCGCCTATGCCGATGTGGTAAGCATCACCCGGGAGAACCTCTTTTGGGATGACGAGGACAGCCTCTGGCTGAAATACCGGCGGAAGAAGACCGACTACCTCGGACGCGTCAAGCTGCTGCCGGAGGCCCTCGCACTGATCGAAAAGTACCGTGACGATACCCGCGCCATCCTCTTCCCGCCGCAGGACTACCACACGCTCAGGGCCAACATGAAATCCCTGCGCCTGATGGCGGGGCTCAGCCAGGACCTCGTCTACCACATGGGAAGACATTCTTTCGCCTCCCTGGTCACGCTCGAGGAGGGGGTTCCGATCGAGACCATCAGCAAAATGCTGGGACACTCCAACATAAAGACCACCCAAGTCTACGCGCGCGTGACCCCTAAGAAACTGTTCGAGGACATGGACAGGTTCATCGAGGCGACCCGTGATTTGAAACTCATTCTTTAATCCTAAAAAATATCATTATCATGCGTAGTACATTCAAACTCTTATTCTACATCAACCGTAACAAGGTGAAATCGGACAGTACGACCGCCGTCCTCTGCCGGATCAGCATTGACGGCAAGAAGTCAGCCGTTACCACCGGCATCTATTGCAGGCCCGGTGACTGGGACAGCAAGAAGTGTGAAATCAAAACAGTCAGGGAGAACAACCGCCTTGCCGCCTTCCGCAGCCGGCTGGAGGAGGCATACGCCAACCTGCTGAGGAACCAGGGGGTGGTCACGGCCGAGCTGCTCAAGACCACCGTGTCAGGTGCCAATTCCGTGCCGGAATATCTCCTGCAGGCCGGAGAGGTGGAACGCGAACGTCTCAGGATCCGCTCCAAGGAGATCAACTCCACCTCGACCTACCGCCAGTCGAAGACCACGCAGCTTAACCTGAGACAGTTCGTCGAATCCCGCGGGATGAGGGACATCGCCTTTTCGGACATCACCGGGGAGTTCGCCGAATCGTTCAAGGTCTTTCTCAAGAAGGAGCTGGGACACAGGAACGGGCATGTGAACCACTGCCTGTGCTGGCTCAACCGGCTCATCTACATCGCCGTGGACCGGGAAGTATTGCGGGCCAACCCGATAGAAGATGTGGCATACGAGAAGAAAGATGCACCTAAACTAAGGCATATCAGCCGCAATGAACTGAAGCGGATGATGGAGACCCCGATGCCCGACCCGATGATGGAGCTGGCGCGCAGGACATTCATCTTCTCCTGTATGACCGGTCTTGCCTACGCGGACACGAGGGCTCTCCATCCCCGTCATATCGGAAGGACCTCGGAAGGGAGAAGGTATATCCGCATCCGCCGGGCCAAGACGGACGTGGAGGCGTTCATCCCGCTGCACCCCGTGGCCGAACAGATACTGGAGCTTTACAACACCACGGATGAGGGCAAGCCGGTATTCCCGCTGCCTGTCCGCGACGTCCTCTGGTACGAGGTGCACGGGATGGGCGTGGCACTGGGGATGAGGGAGAACCTGTCCTACCATATGGCCCGGCATTCGTTCGGGACCCTGACGTTGACCGCGGGTATTCCGATAGAGAGCATCGCCAGGATGATGGGCCATACAAACATCGACAGCACGCAGGTCTACGCCCAGGTCACCGACCGGAAGATATCCTCGGACATGGACCGGCTGATGGAAAGAAGAAAGTCCGCGGATGCGGCCGGCAAGGAAACCGCCGACTAAATAAGGATTGCCGCCGGAATCGTAAATGCAATTCCGGCGGCAATCCTTAAACTTGAATACGATATTATACCAATGCAGGGTGATAATTCTCCTCCAGCAGCTTCTCGATGTCCGACTGCCTGTACAGGATCTTCCCACCGAGCTGGATATAGGGAATCCGTCCTTGGTCCCTGTAATCCTGCAGGCACCTGCGGCTGATCTTCAATGTCTCGGAAAGCTCCCTGTCGGTCAGGAACCGTTCCCCGTTGAAGGGAGGACGGTTGTCACAGGCAAGACGTTCCACTTTTTTCTCTATATTGTCCAGCAGGGCGAAGAACCTGCGGATGCGCCCGTCTTCCTTATCGATAATTCCTTCCATTTCTTCCGTTCTTTAAAGGTTTCCGTTCTTTCTTCTTTCCCTCACCGCCTTCTCCTTGCGTCTGATGCCGACGTAGGTCATCAGCCTCTCCACGTCCTCCGGTTTGTAATAGAACTTCCGCTGGAGGCGGGTGAACGCCAGCCGTCCGGTATCGCGGAGGGTCTGTAGGGTACGCGGCGAGATGTCAAGGCGCAGGCAGACATCCTGGCCGTCCAGTCACTCGCCGGGTTCCTTACAGCGGTTCCTCTCATACTGCCTGTCCACATCTCCGGACAGTTTCTCGACGCATGCCAGCATCCTCTCAAGGACACCGGCCTCGATGTAGCATATTTCCATATTTTCAACTCGTTTAAATGTCGGTGCGAATATAAGGGAAGAAAACATGCGGGACAAGCACATTCGTCCGACTGGCAGGAATAGTCATGAATAGTCGTTTTTTGTCATATGGCGCGGAAAAAGACTCCGTAGCCAGTCGGCTTTCACGCCCCCCCCCCTTTGGAAACCCGCAGGACGGGTGCGTCACGGCGATGAAAAAGAAAAAATCCCCACCGGAAATGAAGTGGAGTGACCTCAAACCGGCAGGGAGTGTAATAATAAAGGAGCGGGCCGCTCAGCCCTTGATGTAGCCGTACTTTTTCAGGTCGTCCATGAAATTCCCGGGCGTGTCGGTCCTCACCCTCACCCCGTGCAGTTCATGGTACCGGCCCGAGAAGTTCACCATGTACTCCTCATCGGTGCATTCGCTGTCAAACCAGCTACCCTCACGCAGGAGGCGTACAAACTCAGAAGGGTCGGAGGCGGCAATCCTGCCGCTATCTGCCAAAATATACATATGCCTGTTCATGCCGATAGTTTTTTGGTTCTCAGTTTATAATAGAGTTTCTGTTCACCGTCAAGGAAGGGGATGTCCCGGAGCGCGGTGGCCACAGGCACTTGCCCTTGTGTGGCAAAGGTAACCAATTTGTGGAGAAACAGCACCCAGTTGCGCATTTTTGTGAAGTTGGTCGTTCCAGAATGCTGGCGGAACTCGACCGTCTTGTGCCGTGAGTAGGCCTCGAGGTTCACCTTGTGGTAACGGTCGCCGATCCTTCCTTTCAGCTCATCCACCGTCCGGGCCGAACGTATCATCTCGTCAGAGACATGACCCAGTCCCCGGCAATAGCGGTTGTCCCTGCGGGATGCCGGCATGAACCTGTCGATGATCGGTTCCAGATGTTTGTAACTCAGGGCCAGGTTACGCCAGGTTGCCATGCTGAAACCGGCGGCATCGATATGCACGTGAAGCCCGCAGCTCTCGTTCACTTTCACGTCACACAGGTCAAGCACCCAGCAGACCTTCTCCAGTTCCCGCAGGCCGGTTTCACCGACCAGGATCGGACTGACCAGCTCGAATGTGTCGTTACCGTTCAGGCTGCTGTCCGTCACGAGCTTCCAATGCGGACGGGTGGTATGGTTATAACCTTCCACCACAACCTCTATCCCGGCCTCCCTGAGCTCACGTGCGAGCCGTTCACGGGAGCAGTTATAAGCCTCGATCTCGATACCGAACTTGCGGTTGAAAGTGTAATCCAACGCTGTTGTCGCCGGATGGATGTTCAAACCGCCCTCGCGTTCCCTCATCCGGCGCAGGGCGTTCACCACGAAACCGTAATTGCCGTTGGTCACCATCCTTGCGATTTCCGCGCGGGGAACCCCTAAAAGGTACAGCTGACGGATCTTGCTTGTCTTCGTTGTCTCTTGTGCTAAAACACGCCTAATTTGCTCGCTCATAACTTGTTACCTCCTTTATTATATACTACTAAGGTAATGCATTCATAGGGGAAGTCGTAATTATAAGGAGCCTATTACCGTGCCGTTTAGCTTAGTTTACCTTAGGCTAAAAATCCTTATTTAAGGTGTCTGTATCTTATCATCCGCCCGGCCGGCAGCAGGTTCCTCCAGACCGATGGCGCGGCATATCTCCTCCACCAGTTCCGGAAGGCCGGAATCCTTCTCCTGACGGGAATCGGGCGGGAACAGCGTGGAACGGAAGACACCCTTGCGGACAGGGTCAGCCTCCCGGGTGTAGCGGAGGGTGTTCGGAACGCGCGAGGACAGCAGCCGCAGCCCCATCCTGTGGATGACCCGGTTCCAGGCTTCGTACAAGTCCTTCCGTCCCCTCCTGTCCACCATGTTCCAGAACAACCGGATCCCTTTCAGATTGCAGTTCCCCTTGGCGATCAGCTCCTCTTCCAGCGCCTTGGCAAACTGCAGGGAGCTCTGCATGACGATGTTGTCCGCCTTGAGCGGGACAAAGATGTAGTCCATCGCGGCGACGGTATAGACCACACCCTCGCTGCGGAGCGTTCCGGGGAGGTCGAAAAGCACGACATCGAAAGCCTCGCCTTTCTCCACGGTATAACGCCGCAGGTCCTCCACGGCTTTTTCCGGATCGCTCTTGATGACTGGGTAGGCAGGCTTTTGGATTCTCTCGTGCTGCCGGTAAAGGCCCACCTTCAGGTCATCGTTTTTCATGACGTTCTCTATGTCCCTCTCACGCATCAGCGCGATACTGTGCTGCGGGGAGTCACAGTCCACGACAGCCACACGCAGCCCTTTGTGGTAATGCAGCACACTGGCCAGCAGTACCGTAAAGACCGATTTGCCCACGCCGCCCTTCTGGCTGGCGACGGCAACCAACAACTCTTTTTCTTTTTTCATACTCATACCTTTAAAATGTTAAACACTATTGTTCCTGAGACAAAAAACAATGCCCCGATCGGATGAGATGCCCTGTCATGGGAGACGGCCCCTTATGTCCGGCCGGGCAGGGACTCCTCCAGAATCATCTCCGCCGTTTCCCTGTATTCTTCCAGATGCCGCGAGACAAGGTGGTTGATGAACCCCTCCAGCGTGACCTTCCCGTTTGAGGCTCCCGCCAGGATGGAGAGTTTCCGGTGCAGGGTGGCGGGAATGTGCAGTGACCGGCGCTGCACGCTCGCAATTCCATTTAGGTATTCATCGCCGTAGAGGGACGGCTGTACGGCCCCGTTCCACCGAGGCTGGGTAGGGGCTTCCCCCATTATCCCGCAGATGTGCTCCGCGTCCATTCCGCCGGGACCCGTCCGGCCTTTCACGTTCTTTCCTTTCATTGACATATCTTTTTGAACATTTACAGATGTTTACCGGCGGGCCATCCCATTCTCGTCATCCCAGGGCCGGTAGACCTCACCGAGCAGCCCGGCGATATCCTCCCTGTGCTCCTCCATATGAAGCTCCAGCAGCCGGATGATGAAACCTGAGATGCTGCCGCAACCGGAGGCCCTGACCAGCATGGCGATACGGCGGTGCAGCCTCCCGTCAATGTACACGGTCTTCCACTCCGCGGACTTGGGGGCGGGAACCAGAAACTTCCTTTTGTATTCTTCCGGGGATGTCACTTCTGCCGCCCGGGACCGACTTTCACGGCCCAGCGTATCCACTGGAGGTTCCGGGGATGTGGAGACAGGATCTGACAGGAAGTTCCCCATAAGCCCGACCCTCCCGAGAATTATATCGGAAAGCCGGTCCTTTTCCTTTTCTGAATCCATTTTCTTAAAATCTTAAATTATTAAATTACACAACCGGTATTGTTTCGGAATACAAAATAAAGGAAGAAGAGGACAGGACGGAACCGCCTGTCACTTATAGTCATGGAAAGTCAGTTTTTGTCATGGGATGTGTAAAATGGGAAGGTGGGGAGACTCTCCGTTTGCAGAAGTGTAGAAGTCACAATCCATCAATGGAGACAATGAGGGAAGAACACGAGGCATGTACGGCTCACCGCCCGTTCTCCATTTGCAGAAGTGTAAAAGTAACAATCTGTCAATGGAGACAATGAGGGAAGAACACGAGGTCTATACGGCTCACCGCCCGTTCTTCATTTGCAGAAGTGTAAAAGTAACAATCCGTCAATGGAGACAACGAAAGAAGAACACAAGGCATATACGGCTCACCGCCTGTTCTCCATTTGCAGAAGTGTAGAAGTAACAATCCGTCAATGGAGACAACGAAGGAAGGACACGAGGCATGTACGGCTACTGCCTGTTCTCCATTTGCAGAAGTGTAAAATGACAATCCATTAATGGAGAATAGGGTATGGAAAGGGCTGATTTCCCGTATATGTGCCTTCTTATTCCCGAATTATGGGCGTAAGTCGCATGATTCGGGAGAGATATCCACCTTTTTATGGGGAGAGAAGTCGGCAAATCCCCGATGGAAATGCCCCGCAAATCACAAGAGAACAGCCACATAATGGGCTGATACACAATAATTATTGGATAAACGTGGTCCGTCCCTGCGGACAGCAAGTTGTGTTTTCGTTAAACGAAAACCGTACGGTTTAACGGCAACCTGCCGCCAAACCGTCCCTGCCCCCTGATGCTCCGGAGTCGTGGGGGATAAGCTACCGGCATGTTCCATGTCCCTTTGGCATGGGATCCTGCGGATGAATCCGGGCACAGAAAGGCGATTTTCGCATAATTTCTCACAAGGTAGTTCCGGAAAAAACTGGCAGCAAGACTTTGCTGGAAGGACTAAACAAGAAGGTGAAAGGAGTGATGTACACCCGCAATGCCCTTGTCCTTTTTCGACTGGGATGCATAAAGGAAGCGAAATATTTTATAAGTGGTTTCTTTCCACCAACCCTTCTGGTTGGTGGAAGCAGATTACCATTTAGTAGATACCAGTTCTGAAAGATGTAAACAACTTGTTTCTTAGATAGCCTTATAAATATGCTACTACTTATTACAGTTCATTTGGAAATGTTATTCTCACTTTTATTCCTCCGCTTTTTCACTTGCTCCACTGCTTCAGATATGATTCCCTTGTTTTCAAAACGCTGCGTGTAATTGGTATAATCCGGGTGAATACGTTCGTAAGTTGGGTCAGTGAATAAGGGACTCGTAATAATGTGGTCCGCAGTCGAACGGTTACAGCAGAAAACAATATTTTCAACTC